ATCGGGGGAACTGGCACACAAGGAGGGAAGCCAGAAGGCGCTTACTATACGCTGTTTCCAACAATAAAGGCTTTCATAGAGGAGAATAAATTCGATGACACTTATGATAATTTACATGAGATAATTAATCCGGAGGGTAGGTCATTTCCGGTATATTCCGATTATGTCCCAAATATCGGACCGGGCAAAGTTGACGCTGGATATTGGGGGTATTTGGAAGATATTTATGTATCCGTCGAATTATTTAAATCGCTCGTCTCGAAGAATGACAATGTTCGAACTCTCATAGAAGATTTGTTGCAGCACATTTCAAATTCGGTGTGCGATATATCACAATTGAAATTAATCCCACATACCGTAGATAATACTAAGTACTCCGTAATCGATGTAAATTTTACTTCTATAACTACGAAAGAATTGGCGGAGACTTTACAAAGAATTTCAGTTGGCGCAGTAAGTTCAGCATATATGAAATCCGCAAATTTGGAAATAAAAATGGCTCCTGAAATGTCAAATCAAATGATAATGCAGAGCAGCAGCGGCAAAAAAACTCTACCCACCGGATATGGTACTGCCAACTATGACCCAAAGAATATAGTGTATAGTAAATTATCACGCGGCGATAGAATGTTCGACCGAGCAGTATACACCAAAATCACTCCGGCAAACAGCGAACAAAATAACCCAAATTCAACACAATCAAAATATAAGAGACTATTGGCAGATAATAGCAATTTTTATACTTACACGACGGGCAAGGGAGATGCTGTTAAGCAATATATACTGTGCGAATTAGATTCAACATTCATGAAATCCATACTGTTGGATATTAAAAACAAAAAATCCATATATACCAACAACAGTCCTATGCCGGGGACTACGTTTAAAATGGAACTACTGGGAATTGGTGGAGTGCGGTATCTGGCCCAATTCACGTTGGACCACGTGCCAAGTTCATATGGATATGACCGGGCAGTATGGCAAGTTTCCAATGTATCCCAAAGAATAGAAAACAAGATATGGATTACGGAAATTTCGGCACAAGCCAGACCGTTGACAATTTTTAAATAATGAAATACAATGATGCTATAGCTGCGGAATATGGAGGAAGCTCCGGGAAATTGACTGGCATATCCCCCTCGACAAATAAACCACATCCAAAGGATAGTGATTATAATAATGGATATTTCACGCGGGTTTTTATAAAAAAAGTTAACGAGAATATATTGATGGAAATTCGCCCCGAAGACGCAAAAAGCATCAATACAATATTGTACAAAATTGTGTATTTGAATTGGAGAATTACGGGAATTAAAGATACGATCAGGTCTAGCTCCATGGTTAATATTATAGGAGTATCGCAACAAAATTTATTCGAGATTGACCGAATAAAAAAAGAACAAGAACTTGACTTGTCTAGGTTATTGCAGAATCCGTTGGAATATTGGCGCGGATACTAATTTGGTTGACAGATCGAGTCTATTGGTTAGTGTTGGTTAAGTGACTATTGTAGAAAGTACATTTGATTTATCCTTGCTAACAGCCAACATAAGTACCGACCAATTGGTATTGGACGTAGTGTGTGTAGATGGGCAGAAGCATTATCTGAATAATCGTGCAAGTTTGTTGTTTTTCTATTTTCTGTCATCGGACACGGAGTGGTGTGTTCCAATAGAGCACAACGAGTCTTCTCCTTTGCCGGGGATATTCGATATCATTCGCCGAGCACTTTCCACATCAATCCAAAGGAAATATACGTTCGACAAAAAAAGCGTAACGCAACTGTTTGGAGAAGATTGCGGTCTACTAGATATACGACTATTGAGATATCTTAGCACCGGGACCGAAGATGATGACGATGCTACGACTAATTCTCACCGTTTCATAAATTCAATATTTCGGAATTTACCTGATACAAATAAGTGTATTCCGTTATTCAAACACGCACGTCTTTTTTCTGACAAAGTTAAACGAGCCCTTCCATTGAATATTTCTATGGTAGACGAACCGGGACTCATGTTCGTCAATAATAAAATGACCAACTGTTTTGCTAGGTTGGAGTCCAATGGATTGTATGTTACCGACGATTTCGTGGACGAATTTGGAAACGAGCAAGAAAAACATATAAAAAATGGAATAATATATTCTCAATATAATTTGTTGACATCGACCGGAAGACCAAGCAACCGGTTTGGTGGAATCAATTATGCGGCACTAAATAAATCCGATAACAGCCGAGAATGTTTCGTATCCAGATATGGAAATGAGGGCACATTAATAATGATGGATTATAGCGCATTCCATCCAAGATTGATTGCGCACCTTGTCAATTTCCCGATGGATGTTTCGGTGAATCCCTACGAATACTTGGCGAGGTATTATTTCAACAAAGAGGAAATCAACGAAGAAGATATTGCAGTAGCCAAAGGATTTACATTCACCCAGATATATGGTGGACTAAGTGAAAAATTTCTGCACATCCCGCTATTTGCAAAAATTCAAGAATATATAAACCACCGCTGGAAATTTTTCGAGGAGAATGGGTATATAGAAACCCCAAAGTACCGACGCGAGATTAGGGCGTGCCATATTGAAGACGCAACTCCCAATAAGTTATTCAACTATATATTACAAGCATTCGAGACGGAAATGGCAGTAGATGTTCTGGGAGAATTATTGGATAATTTAGAATCAAAAAAGACCAAGGCGATATTATATACATACGACAGCATTTTGTTCGATGTCCACAAGGAAGATAAAATAGACACAATACGTAAAATTAAGAATATTATGGAACAAGAAAAATTTCCGGTTAAGGTCTATGTTGGAAAATCTTACAAGGATATGCAGCATATCAAAATTTCTTGATATTTAATAATATGGTAAATGACATAATCTCGGAGGTCGGAAACAACTTTAAGAAAATTGACATTGAAGTTATACCGAGGTTAATTGAAATATTGAAGAAAAATCCAAGCTTTGCTGAATTGTATAATAGTTGCGAATCGGTGGAAGCGGCGGTCGCGGAATACAACAACGCAAAATATTCCGAGATTATTGATTATATAAATTCACTTTCGAGGAAAAAGAATTTGCATTTCGGTGAAATACCGTTTGTATTTTTGCTCCGAGGTTGCATTTCCGGGGGAAGTAATATAGGAGATTTAATTTTACCCGGAAACAAAACTGTCGATGTAAAGGCTCTGGATGATGGGTCAAATATAAAATTAGAGAACGCGTCAATCCACGGATACAAAAATTTGATGTTCACAAAGGCGCTGCGTGCTCTCACTCACATTTTAGAGAAAAACGAAAATGCCAGAAATTACCTAAAGAGTGTTATAACGGACGACCACAAATTTGAGGGAAGACCCGCAAGTCAGGATGAAAAAGATTATGTTTGTGATTTTATAGATAATTTAAACGAGGAAGAAATGGGAACAACCGTATTCTCTGGGCTAGAACTTGTAGGAAAACGACTAAATCAAGTCGAGGTTGATGCTCCAATAAATTACGCAAAACTGCACATAGATGGTAAGGTTATCATAGCTAAGATAGAAAACGGTCCGGAAGTTCTACGAGAAATGGAAAGCAATAAACCGAGGAAAGTGACTTTAAGTCGAGTGACGGACACACTTGAACATATAACTATTCCAACCCTGAAACAGATTTCATATTTCACCAAGGCGATATCTTGTACAACGATTACTGCCGAGTTATTGCCCATGATTCATTATACCGAAGGTATTGTGGTAGTAAACAAGCTCGGAAAAGACGCTTTTTATGTAAAAAAAGAGGAGTTTTTTAATTATTTTGTGTTCAATCGTCTGTCAAAAGGTATAAAACTCAAAGTGTTTATATAATTATAGAGAAACCCGTGAATACTTTTATAGACAATATTATAACCGAGGCAGGAATAGACGATAGAATTAACTCCGGCATATTAGACATATACGACCCAGTCCACATTGTGGTATTGATGGAATGTATGATTGACAGAGGAATGGATGAATTAACTGTCATGGAGGGCGTTGAAGCGATGATGCTAAAAAACGAGGGAAAGTTTCCGGAACGCCAAGCATTTAACAAAGAAGGCTGGTTGGTAACATTTCCGTCGATTGAATATAAAAAGGCAGCAATTCAGAAAGGAACTCATTTTGAGTCGGACCCAACTCACGGACAGGGCGGAATGAATCTTTATTATAAGAAACGAGGCAAACAAAAGCGCACCAACCAACAAGGACCAAGCGCAACAGAGCCAACCGCCCCGCAAGGCGGAGCCACCCCACCAACAACCCCAGTAAAAGAACCGGCAGCAGAAAAACAACCGGCAAATATAGGGTCCGCTCCATCTGATAAACCAGCGGTCGTGAAACCGGAACAAAAACCAGCGAGTTCTGGGGCAAATTCGGGAGTTTCTGATACAATCCCACCGGATGTAACCAAAAACGCTCCCACAGGCAACGGCGGGGCATCTGGTGGGGCATCTGGCGCGACTCCGGGCGCAACTTCCGCCGTTGGTGCCGGGACAATCCCAACACCTTCCGCCCCAGATTATGTTGCACTGTCGGCCAAATTCGCCCAACAAAAAGGTTGGACCTCTGTTCCGTACGGAGAATGGAGAAATCCTATGGGAGAAGCTTCGGCGGTCGTCGGAATGACCGGTGAAATTGTTCCAATAAAGAACGTGGACCGGGAAGAATTTAAAATATTTGCTCAAAAGAATGGTGCATAATGCGTGAATATGACACACAGTTGTTGTGTACGTTTGCTACATATCAAACATATTTGCAGGAGGTTCGTGCGTTAGTTCAATATTACGATATACCCGAAAATGCCGTGTATGTATTACAGAGCACATTAGATTTTAATGACATATTTTTAACGTTCAATGCAAAACGTGGAAAAATTGAGTTTTATCCAAGGACGATGTCAGTGCACCGTAAAAAAGAATATAACGTAATATATTCTATCAATGCACTCAACGAATTGATTAGATCAGAGACCGGCGGAATGTCTGGTCGAGAATATCAAGTAGACTGGGAACAATACAGAAACTCTTTCATATCCACAAGCGGAGGAAAATTCCGCGTCACCCCCACAAAATTGTTAACAATATCTCGACTATAAACGAGATTTTTTGTTCGATTTTTTGGCGTCTAGATACTTATTAATAACCGAGAAATGCAGTACGGTTGATTAATAAAAAGATTAATCTTATTATAGATTGACGAATTGCAATTCTTGGTTCATATTACCGGATATTAACTATTTGGTAACTGAAACTAACTAGCTAAATTAAACATTAAACATTAATAAATAAAAATACTATGGCATTAGACATATCAAAAATTAAAGCTCGCTTGGAGAGCATGAAAGCAAATTCGAACAAATCGACAAGCATCTGGAAGCCAACTCCGGGAAAAACCACGGTGAGATTTCTTCCTTATACGCACAGTCCGGAATTTCCATTCGTTGAATTATTGTTTCACTACAACTTAAACGGTAAGACATATTTGAGCCCTACGTCGTTTGGTCGACCGGACCCGATTGTGGAGTTTGCAACTAAACTTAAGAAGAATAGTTCAAGCAAAGAAGAGTGGACCAAAGCTAGGGCGCTGGACCCAAAACCAAGAACATACGCGCCGATTCTAGTGCGCGGACAAGAAAATGAAGGTGTAAAATTCTGGGGAATGGGCAAGACTGTATATCAATCCGTACTTGATATCATGAATGACTCCGACTTCGGAGATATTACCGATTTGAATACTGGTCGCGATATTCTTGTAGAATTTAAGACTGCTGCCGAGACTGGTAAGAGCTTCCCGGAAACAACTGTTCGTCCGAGGGGAAATACAACTCCGGCATTTGCATCGACGGATAAGGTTCTGTTTGAGAAGGTTAAGCATCAACGAAACATTGTGGAACTATTTCCAGAACTGTCGTATGATGAATTGACCGCAGTCATGGATACGTGGGTGAATTCCGTCGAAGGAAATCCGGACGGAGAAGAAGCTCCCATTCCAACAATCGTTGACGATAGTGAAGCACCAGTGATTGTGAGTTCCACAACAAAGGCATCGGTGAAATCGCCGATATCGCCAACTGCGGCAAAGCAAGAGTTCGATGACATGTTCAACTCTTAAAGTTGAATTAGTCTAACTGATAGATAATAAATGATATAATGATGCGCCAGCCAATGCTGGCGTATCTTATATTGACCCTTTTACATATATGGAAAAATTAGAAAAACTTGAAAAGAAGAAACGCGTCGAGGTGGAAATGGATTCACAAGATAATCTTGGTGAAGTCTTAGCCGAGGCAATTAACAAAGCCCAAGGAGAAAAGGTAGCATTTTTCTTGGACGAGGATGAAGACGCCTCGCAAGTGACGGATTGGATTACAACCGGAAACGATTTAGTGGATTTGTCCATCGCAAATCGACCAAATGCGGGAATCCCAGTCGGCAGAATAACCGAATTGACTGGCCTCGAAGGCTCTGGAAAGAGTTTGATGGCCGCTCATATAATAAAAGCTACCCAACAAAAAGGCGGAATGGCTGTTTTATTTGACACCGAATGCGCAATTGAAAGAAATTGGTTGGCCGGAATTGGTGTAGACGTCAGCAAGGGAAACTTGATGATTGTAAACATGAATATTCTAGAACACATATTCGACTCAATTGAGCAAATTATTGTGGGAGTCCGCAAGGCGAATAAAAACAGATTAGTGACGATTATTGTGGATAGCATCGCGGCCACGTCTACGTTGAAAGAAATGGCGGCGGACCACGGTGTAGATGGATACGCCACAGGTAAAGCTATCATCACCAGCAAGGCAATGCGAAAAATTACACAATTGATTGCAAAGCAACGAGTATGTCTAATATTTGCAAATCAACTTCGCCAAAAAATTGGGTTTGTTGGCCTCGGAGATCCGTGGACAACCAGCGGAGGAAAAGCACTCGCATACCACGCATCGCTTAGATTGCGGCTCAAGCCGGTGGGACAAATCAAGACTGCTGACAAAAATGTCGTTGGCGTGAAGACAAAATGTACGGTGATAAAAAACCGCATGGGACCGCCACTGAAAAGCGTCGAGTTCAATATTTTCTTCGACCGTGGTATCGACAATTATGGAAATTGGCTTGAAAAATTGCTCGAATGGGATGTAATCACGAACGCGAAGAAGGAAAAGAGCGACGTGAAAAAGTCCAAGAAGGAAAAAGACGCA